CACATCCATCAATTGTCCACGCTTTTCCTCATAAACTTCTGGCCGAACTCAAAATACTTGAGCGCAGCGTTCGAAATGGCTTCAGCTGAAGATTGTTCCATAGTTAGAACATCACTCTTCATATGAGAGTGCAACATCTTCGCAATCGAACCATCCTCGCAAGGGCAACGATACAATTTCAATTCGTCATCCCAAACGGCAAAATGCTTGAGGAAACTTGCTTCCGACAAATGAATGTACGGAACTGACTCCGCGTCCTTATCAGCCATAGTATACTTAATACCCATGGTCTCAAACACAGAAGCAATGCGTGTGTGGTTCACACCAGAAAAACCTTCCTTGACAGTCATGATATTATCATCACCATAAGTCATTAAAGAAACAACCTTACGAAAAGGCGGAATCTTCCACCAACCGTCCTCCTTTGCAATAGTATAATAAGCATATCGCATGTAAAGAGAATTCACCAATGAATTGATGATAACGGTCAACGGATGACCCGAAGGGTTAGAACCAAAAAATTGAACCAAAGTTCCAAAATAATCGTACGTAGGGTAAGTGATTTCAGTGGCAATACCGCGCATGATCTCCAAATCGCGATCAGAGTAATTTCCACTCTTTTCAGCAATCTGAATCAACAGCTTGAAAGCCGCAAGCATAAAGCGAGCAGACATCCGAGCATCAAACTTGGCATAATCACCAGCGATTCCTCGCTCCCATCCGTACTTACCAATGTGGTTAAAAATGTCAGTCCATTCTGGGGACTGCTGAACCACACCGACAGCACACTCGAACAACTTCTGATTACGTTGCACGAGGGCAGCCGAAGACAAGAAATACTTGCGGACCAATAAAATCATTGGAAAATTGCAAGCAGCGAATACACGCACCTTATCTTTGGTAGTTTTTGTGGGCTCATCCTTCAACGAACCCTTAAGAACCGTATTAATACGCTCACCACGAGCAAGACGATCCTCCATACGCGCAACTTCGTCCCAAGTATCTTGGGGAACATCGCGCACGCACGAAATACCCTCCACAACGCGATCCGAAATATCGACAATATTTGTCTTCGGACCCTTGTGTGGGAATCCACGAGAAGAAGCAAAATTAATTGCGTTAACACCAAGCACTCCATCCAATCCGGACAGATTAGCATCATCAGAAATAATACGAACTTGACGCAATTCCTTCTCTCCTAGGCCAGCCATAACTGTTGTAGCATAATCCAGGTAAGCTTTATCCAAGCGTTCCTGATCGACCAAGTAAACAGTATCGACCTTACCAGCAATATCCACCTCCTTATGGCGAACATCTGACATGCCCTTAGGCTTATCATGCATCTTCTCAATACCCATAATGGATGTCACAGCGCCTGAAATAAGCGAAGTAACAACCTTACTCTTAGGTGATGAAGACGGCTGGTTGTGTGCACCAATGATCTTGAGCTTGCTTCCAAGACTCAAACTGTTAGTGACGCACTTCTCATGTGGAGCCTGCAAAGGGCCCACATCAACGTCTTGAATCTTAGTTTCAAAAGGCGTCGAAGAATGAGAAAACAGAATTGAAGGTCTGGCCATTAATTTCTTTTTGGCAGCCGCGTATGCGGCCACCGTAAGAATACCAGCACCACCCTGGCGCTTACGACCTGCCAGGTGAAATCCTACAATATGCTGCCTCTTACCGAGGCCAACGATCGTGCCCATGCACAAACCGTTGAAAGTGTCAATAGGGAATGAATAATTCAATCCCTTAAATGAACCTCCTGCTGTCGTGCGAACACGACCGTAGGTAGCGAGAAACTTCTCACTCACTTTAATATTGCTTCCATCATGGAATACCATCTTGCACTCCATGTTTTTGTCATTCTCAACCTCATCAAGAGGCAAGAAACCGGAGAGATCCTTCTGATCTCCAAGTTCCGGCAAGTAAAAGAGACTCAAGTCTCCTACAACTTTGACAGTTGATGCAGGATCCAACATAATGTTGGCAAAATTTCCTGCTGGACGGCGAATTACAGCCTTCATAGGTTTGCTAGGTACCACATGCGTAGGCATAACCCACACATTACTTTCAAGTGGCACAATATTGCAAAACTCACCATCCTCTTTTTCGATTACACACTGGCGCTTCTTGATAACATCAATAATGCGCTCAGCAGTGGTGGTGGACGCGGCATGACCGCGATCAAGATTAAACTTATTACGACCCTCCCTCATGAGGCGACCTACATCGCCCCAAAATGGGGTCTCATCCTTCTGATATGAGGATTCGTTACGTTCAAAACCTTGATTCGTACCATCCTTTTCACCACTCTGATTAACACTCAAAGTAGCAAAATACATGGAAGCTGCTGTGCGCAATAAGCGCCACAGCCACAAACCACCGAAGGCAAAGAGAATCTTCTTCTTAGTATCCCAAGAAAGTTCTCCAAACCACACAGATGGGCGCGGACACGTAGTCCAACGCTCAATCATCTCGCGGCGCATGCACAAGACCTTCATGTAAATGAAGGCACAATAAATAAAAAGTGCAAACACCATGATGCACGCTCCATAGCGTGCTCCGTGCAATTCGTTAATAATTGCCATCACAATCACAGTAATCAATTGAGCAACATGCTTCTTCATCAATTCAATAATTGTAGCACGATAGCTAAAACCAACTAGGAGCAAACCTGACTGGCTCATGAAAAACTCACGCAACCACATATCAATGCGGCTGCAAACACGTTCCTCGAGGGCGAGGTACCAATCTCGCACTTGTTGAACACCGGGTAGTCCAGCTTGTGAGTCCAAGGACTCACATTCGCAAAACTGTGCCGGCATATG